GAGCGTCATCGGGAACACGATCCGGTATCGAGTCCGGGTCTATGAATACGGAGCCGGTTCTGATGCGCCCATGATCTACGACAGTCGGGAAATCACCACATCGCAGGAGTTCCACGATCAACCCGGTGGGTATCTGGAGAACAAGTTCAACTACTACCGGGTCATTGATGTCTGGGATGAGGCGAATACCCAAGGCACCAGTAACGCCTTCCACTTCATGGTGGACTTCGGGGCGGCGCATGACATCACGAACTTTGTAGCCTCTCCGCATCGCGCCCGCTATGACCTGACGCCGACCTCGGTCCTGCTGTCGTGGGATCAAAGTGATTACGACACGGACGAGTTCGTGCGGTACATCATCATGCGCAGGGCTGACTCCGAGACACTGTTTGAGGTTGATGATGATCAGGGTGATGTCAATCGCCGGATCGCGGAAATCACCAGCAAGTCGCAGACGACCTTCGTGGATTATCTGCCAGCCTCGGGCGTCAACTACACCTACTCCATGAAGCAGCAGGTGCGGGTTGGTTCAAAGACTGTCACGAGTGACACGGTGCGACAGGAGATACGGGTTGATTTCAAGGAAACCATTATCTGCGATGCGCGACACGGTGGCGCGCGACGCGCTGTCCTGCCCTATCGGACCAGTCGCGATATTCCTCGTGAGTTTGACCGGGAATCGCGTCGTCCATGGGGCAGTCGCGCCCCCATGTATCGCAAGACGAAGCGTTTCAACCGCAAGATCACAGGTGACTTCTACATCTCTCCGGAGTCCGGGTTCGATGTTGCCGAAATCATCAATGAACTGGACAAACTGACCTACTACGGTGGTCCGATGTGCTACCGCGACGGACGGGGACGACGCTACTTCGGGGAGATTGAGGACTTCTCCGAGAAAGACGATCAGGGCGGACGTCCGCGCATCGTGACGGTTTCATTCGGTCAGAGCAACGCTGCCGAAGAAAAGGATGTCGATTAGTGGCTGATCCAGTAGCCGCTATCACTGGCGGTGAAATCGACATTGACTATCGGTTCTATCTGGCGGACGAGAACAACACCAGAAAGAAAGACATCACCGACCTCATTTTCGATGGCTCGATTGATGCGGACACGACCTCTGAAGGCTGCATGATGGTCTTCCGGGGAACCTGCATCGAGCGCGATCTGCTGACCCCGTTCCGGGATTGGATCGTGCCGGTCCTGCGTATGACCTATCCCAATCCTGTAGACGGTAACAGCAACATCGTCGTGGATCGGCAGATGGGGCTGTACAACGTCATGCCCTCGCCTCGCATCCAGTGGACGCAGTACGGTCCTGCGATTGAGATAGATGCCCGTGACGCGCTTTATCGGTTGACCAGCAACGGACCCGGTGTGCCCTACAACATCGCCAAGGGCACCAATGTCGCGGCCAAGATGCAGTCGATCTGCAACGCGGTTGGAATCAATGCCCAGATTGCAGCGTCAACCAAGACACTCTCCGGCAAGCGCTCATTCACCAGTGATCAGAAGTGGATCGATATAGTCAACGCGCTGGGTCGAGCAATCGGGTATGTGCCGATTTATCCATCGCGCAAGAGCAAGTGGGTGATCAGTCGCCCCTTCAAGAAACTACACGACAGTCACCAAGCCTTTGTTCTGTCGAGTGACGACGGAGCCATCGCGGACGAGATTACAACTGAGATTGATCTGACCCGGTTGATGAACAAGGTGACAGTGGTCGGCAACAATCTGAAGGGTGAGCCTATCTCGGTGGTGATCGTCAATAACGATCCCTCGTCACCCACCTCAACTGTCAGTCTCGGTACCGTCTCTGACCCGTATGTGATCAGTTACTACGAAGAGAACAGCAACATCATCGGTCAGGAAGATGTGCGCACCCGCGCGGAGTACCTGATGGATCAGGGCAGCAGCGTTTTTGAACGCATGAATCTGCGCTGTCCGCCCATCTATGATTGGGAGATAAACGACGTCATCAAGTGCGATATTGCCGACGAGTTTGGGAATCAGATCGCTGCCGGAACATGGCGGTGGGAGCGGTTCCGCATGGACTTCACCCTAGAGGGTGACTACGAGTTCACCCTGTATAAGTTGATCCACTGGAGTCAGGTCGATGGGTAGAAGCACACTGAAAACCAGACCAGTTGAGTTCTGGCGGATCATGGAAGATCACGTCACCGAACAGGTGCTCTCGACCTCCATGCGCAAGATGATCGTGGCCAATATCGATGAGGACGGGAACATCGCGGTCAAGGAGTCCGGAACGGGCAACCTGATGGACGAGAACTACGCCCGGATCGTCTTCCGTGAGCCGATGCCGGACGATGCGGTGCTGGTGGCGGAGATTCCCGGCCGTGGCAAGACGGCTGATCCCACCCGGATCATCATCGGCATTATCCAGTCCACCCCGTTTGACTACGATACAGGTGGCGGTGGTGGTGGAACCGGACTGACTGAAGCCGAAGTCCTCTCGCGTATCTATATGTTGGGGGGATGATGTGTATCTGAACAACACCGACGAGTCGTTCCGGGTCGTACTGGGCAGCGCCGTCACTACATCCCAGATGGATGTCTCGGTCAACTTCATCTATCACACAACATATCCCGCGATCAACGGCATGGTCTACAAGACGGCTGGAACGACGCCGGTTGATGTGGTGGTGGCTCCAGCAGGCGGTGAGTCCAAGCAGATTCGCTATATCACTGTCTTCAATAACGACACCGCGATCAATGTGGTCAAACTGATCTTCCGCAAGAACAACATTGACTACGTGGTCTGTGCCACGACCGTCAATCCCGGCGAGACATTGCTCTGGAACGACAACACCGGCTTCCGTATCTTCCCGGAGCGCAACACGGGCGGCAGTGGCGGCAGTGGTGGTGTGGCGATGACGGTGGCGGCGAATGATGCGCCGACCTCGATCCGGGATCGGGCAGATTTCGTGTGTGATGGTGTCGCAGATGATGTGCAGATCGCCTCGGCTCTGGCGATCAGTGACAACGTGATTCTCAGTGAGGGGCAGTTCAATATGTCTGCCGCTATTTCGCTGGATCGCGCAGGCATGATGCTTGAAGGGTCAGGCACCGGGAGCACCGTCATGAACGGCAGTCTGACCGGGCCGATCCTGAAGATCGGTTCATTCGGGGCAGTCATCAATGTTGCCAACACGCAGATTATTAATATCACCGTGCGAGGTTTGCGCTGCACCAACAGCAACTTCGCGACTGGTAACTGCGGTATCGAAATCTCGGGAGTCAAGAAACTGCTGATGGAGCGCGTCTTCGCCAGTGGCTACGACGGCTGGAAGATCAGGAACTGCGCTCAAGCCAACTTCGATGGGTGTGATTCCAACACGGCCAATAATGCGAACTGGCATCTCTATCAGGGGGTCTACGACTACGTTGAAGGATGCTCGTGGGACGGGGGAGCCGCCGATAACGCAGGCACGAACACGATTGGCATTCTCTTCGACACGTTCCTGAATGGTGGCGCGGAGGCGATTGCCAATATCCCGGAATACAAGCATCTAACCTTCAGCGCGATGCGGGTCGGAAACGATGACATCACAGCGGGCACGATCAGTATCAAGTTCTTGGCTGGCGTGCGCTCGGTGGTCTTCAGTGGCTGTGCGATTCGGTACAGCAAAACGCTGGTCGATGCGACAGTCTTTTCCGGGGCGAACTACAGCGCCATGCGGTTCAATCCGACCTTTATCGGCTGCTCGTTCTATGGAACGGCGGCCAATCCCTCGACCTATCTCTTCCGCTACGCAGGACCGTCCACGAGCGTTGCCCACATCATCTTTGAGAATGTCTTTATTGATCGGGCAGTGACGTTCATCCAAGTCGATGCAGGGAATCCATCGTTCACGCTGCTGGGGGTGGAGAGTCCGGCTGTGGGGAATATCACCAACCTGTACGTTGTCAGCGCAGGTTCACCGACACTGAGAGCACTGGTTCCGATTACGACCGGCACAACCAAGGTTCCTATCAGTAAAAACGACGGCACCATCACGATTGCGGCTGCGAGCACCAGCGTTAGTGTCAGCCACGGTCTGTGGACGACCCCGAACGCACGATCTATCAAGATCACGCCAACGAGCACACTGGGATCGGCTCTCCGATTCTGGATCAGCGGAATTACTGCCACTACCTTCAGCATCAATGTTGACGTCGCCCCCGGAGGCGCAGGAGCTTCCTTTGCGTGGTCCGCAGAGATTCTCTGAGTTGGTCATAGCGTGGATATATTTGACTGGGCAATGCAAAACGCGGATCGCATCAGCGCAGCCGGTTTGCTGCTGTTTATGGTGATCTTCGGCGCAATCGCCCTCGATAAGAAGTGGATCGTCCCCGGCTGGGTCTACCAAGAGTGCATGGATCATGCGGGTGCGCTCGAAGCGAAGGTTGAGGCTCGTGTCAAGGCCCAAACAGAGACGATTGATCGATTGGAGGCGGAACTGCGTACACTACGAGAGTCAAAAGAGGTCATCAATGTCGAATAGATACCGAAATAGGAGATAGATATGGACCCTCGTACCCAAGGCTGGATCATTACCGTCGCAGCCATTCTCGTCATCATTGTCTGTCTTATTTGGCTCTTTTAGAGAGGACACGCTATGACGTGGCACACGATGCCGGGTGCAAAGCGCACCGTTTACCTGCCTGACTGGATAAAGTACCAAGCGTTGATTCTGCCGCCAACGCAGAAGAATCAGCGGCCCGGCATCATCATGTGGGGTTCTCCGCAGTGGATTCAGCACGAGACAGGGAACTATCGTCCCGGTGCAGATGCAGAGATGCACTACCGCTTCCTGAAGAACGGCGCGAACGGGACACCCCTCAGTTATCACTTCACCAACGATGACTTTGAGATTTACCAGATGATCCCGTTGAACGAGGTGACGTGGCAGGCCGCCTGTGGATCGTGTGCCGGTAACTACGACTGCTGGTCCAACGAGTTGTGTGTCCAGCAGGGTATCAATGAAGCCAAGTCGCGTGATATTGCGGAGTGGCTGGCGGCTGGCGTGCTGGAAGCACACGGTATCCAGCCGGTCAAGGCGAATGTGACAGCGCACTGGGACTGGAACAACGTCTACGCAGGTGGTCCGAACGATCCGAATCGCCATCACTGCCCGGAGCAGATGATGTTTATTGATAACTACTGGGCCACGTATCAGGACCGGGTTATCCAGAAGTACGCCGAAATCAAGGCGTTACGTGAGGGCATGGTGAAACCAGAACCAGTTCCCCCGAAACCACCCAAGTATCCGAAGCCGGAGACGCCAGAGGGATTCAATACCAACGCACCCATGGATCACCCGGCGGACAACATGAAGTATCGGAAGACAACAGTCTATATCTGTCGCCGTAACTATCGGGTCGTCGCCAAGAAGGGAGCAGGACGTCTTGTTACCCCTGACAAGGGAGCAGAGAGCGCCGGTCCACGGGCCAAGTGGAACGAGAAACTGTACGGTCATGGTCTGTGGGTCAATCCCGACACCAATGTCACCTACATATTGGACGAGACTGGATACTGGATTCAGGCTTCCTCACTGACACCTAATATCAAGATCACACCGCGCAAGGTGGAGGACGACGATGAGTGACAAAGGCAGCATTGCCGCCAAATCAAACCTGAGTATTGGCATTCATTACGAGGGGTCTGACACCGAAGGACCGTTCGATGAAGTGCGGGGTACAACCGTGTATCATGATGACAATGGCGAGCCCATTACCGATCCTACAGCCATAGCGCTCTGGGAGTCTCAGCAGGCCGAGAAGCTGGCTGCTCTGAAACAGGGAGATAAGTGATGTTCAAAGAAGGCCAGCAAGTCGAAGTAACCGTTCCGGCTACTGATGACGCCGAAGAGTCTTCATTCACGGGAACCGTTCTCCGCGACGCGGACGAGACGCCAGTGCTTGTCACTGGACCGAACAACAATGTTCGCGGCTATCCGATTGAATGGGTGGCAGACGCGCCCGAGGCTGATTCAGAGGGCGGGGACGAGTAATGGCTTTGACAAACACTGGCCGTGATTACATCACGGCTGCCATCATCGGGAGCGATGTCGGCACCGCTGGACAAGCGCTCACAACCTTCAACAATGCCAATGCCGCACTCGGTGTTGGCGACTCGTCCACTGCTTTCTCCACTTCGCAGACCAACTTGGTTGCGGCCACCAACAAACTGCGCAAGGCGATGCAGGCCACCTATCCATCAATTGCCGCCAACGTGATCACTGCCGTCTCGATTTTCGGTACGTCCGACGCGAACTATGCTTGGAATGAGTTCGGGTTCTTCAACTCCACCACTGACGGTACTGGAACGATGCTGGCGCGGGTCGTGTCCTCACAGGGCACCAAGGCTGCCGGACAAACGTGGACGCTGACCTACACGCTGACACTTTCCGTTTAGCCCCCGTCTACATATGAGGTAGACGCTTGTGGCTCAATTCAACGGCTACCGCACAGGCTATTACAACGGTGGAGCGGTCGGGCATAGCACCCGATCACTCCACTACATCAATGGCTCTTGGTATCTGGTCATGCTGGAAGTCAGCACGGCCAATATCCGCGTTTACAAAGCAGACGACGGTGAAAACTGGGTTCAGTTAGACGCCGCCAATGCGCCCAATAACACCGCTGCAACGTATTC